CGCCTAACACCCGGATGAACACGTTGGTGAAGAAGTCATCCGCCCATTCAGCATAGGATCGCCCAGGCTCAAAGTGATCACCTAGAACGATGAATGCGTACATGTGAAGCAATATGTTGCAAATGCTGTTGAAAAAGGTCGTGACTTGATGCCCAGAAACTTCACCTCCGAGGAGGACGATCAGCGTTCCGAAGAAATCGATCGCTGCGGTGACATTATCCGAGAGAAGTGTGTCTAAAATCAGCAACTGGACATCATCGAAACCACATTCTTTTGCTAAGTCAAGAAATATGTACTTCCCCCCGTTCTGGATGAGAATGGACAATATCTTGTCGAAGCCCCTGAAATCTCCAGCTAACCACTGGTCGCCAAAGAATCGCTTGGCTTCCTCGAACAGTTCGTTCCACGCTTCAGAATGGGTGTTGAGACCTACGGCGTGACGGAAGAGATTCCTACGTCTTACCATCACTCGAGTGAGCCCAAGCGTATACATTCTCATGACTGTCAAGAAGGGCAGCGGACACATGTAGAACCCACGGGTCTTTTTTGCTGCTCGCTTCGCTTGCGAAATCATCTCATCTTTGAGTTGTGCCGTGAAAATTGGATGAGAACGAACACCACGAGATGCTAACGAATGAATCCTTTCCACTTCCGCCATCACTTCTGGGGAGTATTCACGATAGCGGTCCCACTCTTGGAAAGCTTCATCCTTCACCACATACGTCTTCTTAGAGCCTGGGAAGCCATGTCCTGCTGAGGTGGTGAACTTCTGGGCATCTACATTGGGAACCTCAGGAAATCCATTGACGGCCACTGAAACTGGGACAGGATGTCCGTCCTCACGATCTTCGTTGGTGAGATTTTGACGGATGTGCCTGGAGAAACCTTCACACGCTGCGCGGAAGATTGGTTCCCGCATGCTATGCGTGGGGTGTAGATATTCCTTCAGAATGTTCTGCTGTGGCTCCCAAGAACCCATATCGGGTCGTGTAAGACGGTCCTCAATCCGTAAGTCCATCTCTTTGCCCAGAGCCTGAACGTCCTTGGCGTAAGGTGTGTACTCTCCTGATGCTGTTGGTCGTGGTCGAAAGCCAGTCAGAGCGCCAAACGTCATGAGAGTGCCTTCTTCATAGTAATCGGTATACAACTTCACTTGACCAATGGGTTCGACCAGAACCGGTACGGCAGGCGTCAATTGCCCCACTTGCACCATGGGTTTGAAGTTGAAATCCGAATGGAAAATGGGCGCTGCAAAGGAAACCCCTTCTGGGGAATAGGCGCAATGAATTCCCGCCAACACTGGACCATAAGGAGTCTCCACGATGAGGGGCGCGCCACAGTCACCAGGGACCGTCGGAGTTTGAGGGCGCCCTGACCATGACAGCATGTCAGTCTTCCCTTGCTCACCAACAAATCTACTCAACTGCACTTGACGGACACCAACGACAGTCACCTCTTTGGCTGGCTGGCCGTCTTGGGGTAGGTAGTAGAAGCTCTTTCCGACGGATGAGTAACTCGTTGCGGGCATGTAACTAGATATGTCCTTGAAAAGCGCCGGGAGAGCCATAGTCGTGACGATCGCTATGTCTCTCTCAGGTATCCGTCGAACCATTTCTTCACAAATTTCAACAACCACACTAGCCTGTATTCCTGTTGGCTTCTTTGGGTTGAGGAAGATCGTGAGTGTCATACCGTCAAAACAAGAGTGGTTGTTGATGACCAAAGTCTCGTTATCTACAACCAAAATGTTGGTGGTACCCTTAGCGAAACCGTGCTTGACAAAATCAGCTCTCAGTGAATTGAACTGTATGGCAGGCATCATCTGTACAAGACTATTTGGTTTCTTCGGATGGAAGTCCAACTTCGTGATGTTGCGTTCAGGAGTCACCCACACATTGGGCTTATCCTCCTTTCTGACCTTAGGTTTGATACCAATCGCTTCCAACGACAATTGAGCCTGAGGTCGAAATCTGTCGAATATGACCTTAATGGCTACCAAAATG